AGACGAGAGAGACGCTTTAGTTATTGATTGTGAATTCTCAGAGCTTTATTTAAAAGCCAACAATTACACAGATTGGAAACAATCAACCTTTAATTCGGGTGTTCGATGGAAAGTGCAAGGTAATCTTGTATTAGTCGATTATGACGTTACTTTTAACAAGGACGGAAATCAAGCCATTTGTGGCGTCCCTCAAGAATATGTTGCAGGCGCTCGAATGTTTGTTGTGAAAGCGTGGAGTTTGAACAAAGATAAAGATAGGACTGCTCAGTTAAATGCTGATGGAAGTTTGCATATTCTGGGTGCTGAAAAGGGTATGAATTACCGAGGACAAATTATTTGGACTTATTAAAAAATAAAAGGAGAAAAAATATGGCAGAATTACTTGATGTTGAAACAATTACAGAGCCGTTTGATTTGCAGACAGCTCTTAGATATATGGACGAAAATGGTGAGTTTATTCGTTTTAAAAATGATACGGATGACTACTACATTTATAAGGAAACACAAAAGCGTCCTGCAATTGTAGGTGGTAAGCGTAAGTTGGTAGAAGTTCCGCTTGTGTGGGCGTTTGACCGCTACAACAATTCCATTACAACTTTCCGCTTTACAAATATGTTTGATAAAGCATTTTACATTATGAAATTTGATGAAGCGGGTGAACCAATCTGGGATGCTCCTACTAAGAAGGAGTAGTATATGGCACCAGACGTCATAAATGCGGTCGTGACAATTAGCGCTTCGCTAATTGGCACGTTTGGCGGGATTATCGCTAGTGCTAAGATAACCACCTTCCGAATTCAGGAGTTAGAGAAAAAAGTGGAAAAGCACAATAGTGTGGTAGAGCGAACCTATCGCTTAGAAGAAAGAACAAACTACCTTGACGAGCAAATCGACAAGCTCGAAAGCAAAATTGAAAAGGAGAAATAAGATGCAACAAATTTTAATTACAGCGGGCATTATTGCCCCCATCATTTCAGCGATTGTAAATGTTGTTAAGACGCAATTCAATCTAAACGGGAAGCAAGTATCTACGCTAGCTCTTGGTTTAGGGATTATTGTAGGTCTTGCATATGCCGCAACAATTGCACATGGTGATTATGCTGCGTATGGTTGGGGCGGGCTAATTGCCGGATTATCTGCTATCGGCTATTACGAATTAGCTTTTAAAAATAAAAAAGGAGAAACAACTGATGACACAGAAAAAGAAAATTAAGCAGTTTTTAGCTCTTGTTACAATCGTACTTGGCTTTATGCTTCCTACTGCTGCACAAGCGGCAGTAGGAGACCAAGGCGTGGACTGGTCTGTTTATCAAGGAACAAACGGTATCTTTGGTTATGGGCATGACAAGTTTGCTATTATCCAAATCGGCGGTATCAATGCCTATGGTATGTACGGACAGTCAACTTACGAAACTCAGGTAGCAAGCGCTATTGCACAAGGAAAACGTGCTCACACTTACGTTTGGTATGAAGTAGGTGGTAATGCTGCTTTGGGTGAACAAGTGCTCAATACATTTCTTCCGCAGGTTCAAACACCGAAAGGGTCAATTGTAGCTCTCGATTATGAGAGCGGGGCGAGTGCGAGCAAAGAAGCCAACACAAACGCAATTTTGCATGGGATGCGTATGATTAAGGCAGCGGGTTACACGCCTATGTACTACTCCTACAAGCCTTACACGCTTGATCACGTTGATTATAATCGGATTCTAGCTGAATTTCCGAATTCTTTGTGGATTGGAGCTTATCCAGATTACAATGTGACGCCATCACCAAATTATAACTTTTTCCCATCTCTTCCGGGAATTGCTATCTTTCAATTTACGTCAACTTACATCACTGGTGGACTTGATGGTAATGTAGACTTGACAGGTATTACAGATAATGGTTATGGTCGTAAGAATACACCTAAAACACAAACGCCAGCGATTAAAGAGGGCGAAAAAGCTGATAACACACCGAAAAGCGATATTAAAGTCGGCGACACAGTCAAGGTTAATTTCTCGGCTACCAACTGGGCGACAGGAGAAGGGATTCCTGATTGGGTCAAGGGTCGGTCTTATCAAGTAGCAGAGGTAAGTGGCGATAAAGTACTATTAGCTGGTATTAACTCTTGGATTTACAAACGAAATGCAGAGATTATCTCTACTACTAATAGCCAACCTGCAGAAGCTCCAACTGTTCAGCAGTCTGGCTCATACACGGTACAGCCGGGAGATACGCTCTCTGGGATTGCGGCTCAATACGGCACGACTTACCAACAATTAGCAGCTCTGAATGGAATTAGCAATCCGAATTACATTTATGTAGGACAAGTTCTAAAATTGACAGGACAAGGACAATCAGCTCCTCAAAATGTGTCTTACCATATAGCACAATGGGGAGATACTCTCTCTGGCATGGCCGCTCAATATGGCACGACGGTAGAAAGTATCCAAGCACTCAATGGATTGTCTAGTGATTTAATTTATGCAGGCGTAACTTATAGAGTAAATTAAGACAACTAAGCCCTTAGGAGAAATCCTAGGGGCTTTTTTTCGTGGCCGGAAAGTGGTATAATAGCGTAAAAGAAATCACAGGTTAATTTTTATGCCCCAAAGAATCCAGAAAGCCCTGTTGGGGCAAAACTGGGGCATAAGTCCAAAACTTACTCGGACTTATTAAATAAATTTAAATAGGTTTGCTATTTATAACTCCTTATATAAAAAGAATCTCTACTATATAAAATTAACGGGAAATATTCATATTGAAAAGACGCTGTTAAATAATTGAGATTAAAAAAGCCTGTTGTATCAACGTTTCGGCGTTGTGCAATAGGCTTTTTCTTGTGTTTTGGGGCATTTTTGGGGCGTAAAATTAATAGTTTTCCATGATGTCAGCCACATTTGACTTCATTTTCTTGGTGATGTGGGTGTAAATTTGAACAGTTGTCTTTGAATCAGCGTGACCGACACGATCCATAATAGCTTTAAGCGGGACATTGTTTTCAGCCAGACGGCTGACTAGAGTATGACGGAAGATGTGGCTGGTAAGATTTTTCTGAATCGGTTTTTCCAATCGCTTGTTGGCAGCTTTAAGAGCTAGGTTGAAAGAGTTAGTTTGAATGGGAACTCCGTTTTTAGTTGTGAAAAGGTAGCCCATGTCTCTATATCGTAGATTGGTATTTTTTTCCAGTTCATTCATGAACTCTATTTCTTTGAGGATTTCCATTTCACGGTTGGTCATGATTGTTTCCCGGTAGGAGGCAAGAGTTTTGGGAGTTGTTTTTTCGCCGTTACGGTAGCCCTCTGTGTGGTCATAGGTCCCGTGCAACTGTAGAGCCCTGGTTTCAAAATCATAATTTGTTGGTTCGATACTGACCGCCTCACCAATGCGGCAGCCATTTAGGCTCATGAACTCAGACAGTAACCCTAAACGGTAAGTGTTGGGGCGTCAATATAACTCTTTAAGAAGCGGTTGGATTTCATCCTCTTCAAGATATTTTTCTTCAATTTTCTTCCAATCTTCCAAAGTTTTCTTTATTCGCGGGAGCTTGGCCCGCCGAGACGGATTATCTTTAATAATATTCAGATCAACAGCGTAATCAAAAGCAAGGTTGAGCATAGATTTGTGACGTTCTTTCTTGTTTCTGGAACAGTTGAGATTGTCTAGATAAGTTTGGACATATTTGGGATCAATATTGACCACTTTTACATTCAGTCCAAAAGACTCTCTTATTTCTTTGATATTGCCCCTTAACGAAGCTATAGACGACCGTTTTATCTCTTGCTGATAAAATCCCCACCACTGGTCTAAAAGAGCTGTAAAGAGCATTTCTGACGTTTTTAGGTTATTCAAAAGGTTAGTTATCTTAGTATCAAGTATCTTTTGGGCTTCTTTTCGTATTCTGGGGGTGTCTTTCTCCATGAGTATAGACGTTCTTTTCCATTTGTTGGTATAAGGGTCACGGTATCTTTCAACAAAATTTACTTTTCCGCTTTTGTGTTGTTCTACCCACATTGTGTTTTCTCCTTAAATTTGGTAAAATGGGTATAGGAAAACGACCTTTTGAATGGTTGTTTCTTATACAATCGTTTTTGCCTCACGCTCAGAGTCGCCAAACTTTGAGAGCGTGGGGCTTTTTTATTTAATAAATTTTTTCAAAAACCATAGTAGCTTGAATTCTATCACCACCACCTAGTCCTTTACTTCCGCCATTGCTAGTAGCAATGGTATGTAGACGATAACCTTTTTTGGCTTGTTTATTGATTACATTTTCTAACTCTGTTAAATTTCCTGAACCAGTTCCAATAAATTTTTCTTTTAAAGTTACCTGTAATACGACGTAATGAAGATTCTCAATACCTGAAGCGGAAGAGAAAGATCCTTCTTCTTTTGCTTTGTCAAAAAATCCCATTTATTTACTCCTTGAATATTTTTTAGAAAATAGGGTGGCAACACCAAATGAAATGATACCAAGAATCAAAAAGAATATCCCTAAAACTGGTATCACAAACATCAATAGTAGACCTAAAATAATCATTACAATACCAGCCTGTTTATAGTCTTTTGCTGTGTAGTCTTTTGATTGTCGGATAGCTTTTTTCTTAACTTTAGCTGAACTTTTCTCTTTTGAAGATTTTACAATGTCCGATAATCCAAAAGTTGTTTTGCGATATACTTTGTTATACATTGCTTTTTTAGGGTTTTTAATCCAGCCTATTCCTTTTTGTCCATATCCTGGAATCACCGCTTTTTTTATTTGGCGCTTCCACTTTGATGTAGTCCTAGCTTTTAAGCTTCTTTTTAAACTAGGAGTTCTCATTCCTATTTTCATAAAACACTTCTTTATCTTTCTACCGGCATAAAATTGCCAACCACCTTACCGATGATACGGGGTTCTTCTTCCCATTTTGCGAATTTATCATCGTATTTGTCATTGATAGAGACGAGCCTTAGGCCATCTTTTTCTTTATAGACTTTCTTGATATAGCTTTGACCGTCCCAATCCACGGCATAAATGGCGCCATCATAGTCCCAACCAGTATCTTTAATAAGGGCGACAGATCCGTCAAGGAATTTAGGTTCCATGGAATCTCCATAGACCCAAGAAGCAAAGTCGTGGTCTATATCTTTGTTGTAGAATACGACATCGTAGTTACGATCTTCCATGTAGTCGTAACCATTTCCGGCAGATAATTTCTCGAATACGTGGTATTCAGTAAGTGGCTCTGCTATACTTGAGTTTTCACTTTTCTGCTCTTTGAGCTGCTTGTCAGCAAATGTCAATACTTTTTCTTGACGAGGTTCTTCTAATTGTATTACTGTGTCGTTAATCGCTTGTACTATGGTGGTAGAGGGGGTAGAGCAGACATTTTTACTCTCAATGAGATCAGACTTATTTATACCAAAATAATTAGCTAAAAGCTCGATTTTCCCAATTCTGGGATATGTTATTCCTTTTAACCAGTCACGAACCGTAGTATATTTTAAGTCTAAGTCAGAGCACAGAGTATTTCTGTCAATTCCTTTTTTGTTCATGTAATATTTTAAGTTGTTAGCAAAAATTTCTTTACTTTCAATTTGCATTTTTATCACCTCCTTATATAGTATATTTTACGGCAAGAACGCAAAAATGTAAAGAAAAAAATAAAAAAATGCGTAAAAAACGCAAAAAATGCTTGACATTGCGGTTAAACCGCAGTATAATATAATCAAGCTTAGAGATAAGCAAATAAAAAGAAAGGAAAAGAGATATGCGAAAGCGTAGGAAGTTGCCTGAAAAGGCAACAAAAAAGGAACCGTGGCTAGACGGTCCCAAAGCACTAGTCATCTCAACAGCTATTACAGCAACGGTCGAGATGATAAAACACTTCTGGAAATAGAAGTGAGGTGAGCGGGGCGAAAGCCCCAAAGCTCACTAACAGTATAGCATATCTCAGAGTTTTTGTCATGGAAGACAAGAAGAAATTTTGGAATGTGGTCTGCTGGTCACTGACTGGCATGATCTGGATATACTTCATCTGGAAGTGGTTTTTTTAGAAAGTGAGGTGAGGAGATACGATGGTGTTTATTTTGATTACGCTGATAAATATGTTAATAACTTTAACTTTTTTAATTCTTTATAGTCGCTATTTGGCCAAGGAACTAAAGAAAATTGAAGACAGAGTTCTTGTTTATCTTCAACTAAAAACTATTTTACAAAAAGATTCTCCGAGTTCGGTCAAATCATAGTAAGAATGCTCAAAAACAAGTTCTTCGTCGTCCGATAAATTTGGTAGTAGTTCATTTAGGTTGTTTGGAAAGGTGTTTGTAAAAGCGATTATAATATCAGCAAAGTGCGAGTGCACTAGTTTCGTGTCTTCATGAAATTTTATTAAATTAGAACTTTCAAGCAATGCTAATTCTAACATCTGTTTGTTATCTGAATAATTATCGAACAGTAAAAAATCTTGCCCTAACTTTCTTGAAGAATGGTTTGACTTATTTTCAATCTTTAAGCTAGCAAGAGGAACAATAGCCCCTGTATTGAAGTAGATGTCTCTTAATAGCCTTGCTTCTGCAGAGGTCATGTCAGCAATAATCGAACTATATTTGGGACTTATGTTGGAATTGGTGCGAAAGTCAATGGTAGAAGTAATTAGTTTTGTAAACATACTACGAATCTCTTCATCATTTAACTGATATTTTGAATCTTCTATTGCTTTTAGTATTAGCCCGATTTTTGAATCATCGTGGAACTCTTCTGGTACGTTTCCTACAGAATTTTGTATCTCTTGCTTAAAACGTTCTAAATCTGCTTCCCGCTGGATGTTAAATCTTCTTACTGGATCTAAGGCTAGATGAAAGATTCCATCTAGTAGAGTTTTGCTAGCCTCTCCGACAGAAGTAGCGATAGGTTTGGCAAGAGCATCTCCTGTTTCATGAGAAATTGGGAGAGGCCCAATATGTGGATCATTTGGATTTATATTGTTCATAGGATCTCCTAGTCATTTTATAAAGTTTGGTTATCTGTTAATCATAATTATATTATATGATAGAAAACGTTGCTTGTCAATATATTGTATAGAATACGAATATTCGCTTTTGTTTTATACAATATGTAGTAGTAAGATACACATAGGAATAAAAATTATAATAATAAAACTAGATAAGGAGTAAACTAGAATGCTTTGGGAAAAAATAGCCGAACAAATTTTAAAGAAAAATTGGACAGTTTATAAACTTTGCTTAAAGGCTGGTGTTGGTACAGCTGGAATCTATCGTTTAAGAGATGGAGAAGTAAAAGACCTACATTTTGAAACGGTCAAAAAAATCGCTGACGCATTAGAGGTCAGCTTAGATGAATTTAGATAAGGAGAAGAAAATGAATGAATTAGAAAGAACGGCCCTCAATGAAATACTGAGGACTGTAACGTATATTGCTGGGAAAGTAGAAGAAATTGATTCTAAGATTTCTTTGAGCGATTCACAAGCTCTTGAGCATCAAGAAAAGTAAGTTTCTTACCAAGGTAGAAAATGAAGCCATGTAAATAGTTTTTTAAGTCATAAATATCCTTATCTGGATTTTTTCGGAAGTAGTGACCTTCGTCGTTGCCAATGTATGTTGAAGCTAGAGCAACTGTCTTCAACTCTTCATCATCAATATATGTATCTATGACTTGCTTGAGTTGCATTCTTTCAATCTTGGCTTTATCATCCATGTTTGTCAAAATAACAAAATCTTTAACAAAAAATTCTAAAGCTTTACGATAGCCAATGCCTGCAATATGGTCAAGCTTCTCGTTTTCAGCTTTTAGGGCTTGTAGGTAAATATCTTTTCCGATAGGCGAAATGATGTCAATATCTTCTGGCATTGGGATATCACTAGGCAATTCAGGTTTAACTTCAACATGTGTTAGATTGTAATGGTTTGTGCCGTCAAGAGTGGCAGAAAACTCTTCTACCCAGAAATGTTCGCAACCTGGACACTGCAATGTTATGAAAATATTACTTTTTCCTACAGATTTTTCACTGCTCCCTTTGCTTACAACATCTGGGATGATTGGTTTTCGGCAATTAGGGCAGGAATTCTCTATTACAACATCTTGTCTGGCATAGTTACTTATTTGAATTTCTACAAACATAGATTTTCTCCAATCGTTTTTATTCTATTATACCAAATTTGAAAGGAGGTGAGGAGTGGTGCAGAAAATGACGTTAAAAACACTGAGAACGTTGAAAAATTGGCGACAGATTGACGCGGCAAAAGCGCTTGATGTGTCGGTCGATACTTGGGGGCATTGGGAGCGCGGGGAGACAGAGCCTAGCGTTTCCAAAGCATATCAGATAGCTAATATTTTTGGAGTGTCAGTAGACGACATTATTTTTTTACCAAACATTGCGGTTTAAACGCATTTTAGAAAGGAGAAGAAAAAATGATTCATCATTACATCACGCATTATGCTAGAGATGGGAAAGATTATGCCGAGGCATGGATCCAAATTGATATTTTTGGTAAATGCTTTTGTTTATCAAAAAAACGTACAATCATTGAACGACTGTACGCAGATAAGGGCTAGACTTTCTTCCAACCATTGCCCTTAGCTGAAGTTTACTTCATTTGCGATATAAGTACCGTTAGCAGTATGAAATAAAAGCGCTATGGAATGTTTGCTAAACAGACTGTTAAGGTACGGTTCTAATTCGGACTTAGTCATGATTTATCCTCCTTCCTAGGTTGATAAGTCGATTATAACAAAAAAGCACCTAACAAAGTCAGGCGCTTACAAAAATAACTAATTTAATTATAGCACAGAAAGGAACAATTTACTATGCCAAAAGCAGAAATAGTTTACAGACCTGCCAATCAGTCTGAAAAAGCAACATATGGTGACTATGCACACCTTTGCCAAATATGGGAAGGGTTGACAGTCGGAACTGCTAAAGGTTGGGCGGCAGAAATGAGAGAACATCCAGACTTCAGACAATTCATTGACAACCCAACTCATAGAATCGTCTTTGTCAATTACGAAGGATTCCGCCTGTTTGTTAAGTGGAAATCCCGTAATAGGTACAGATCCAAAAAAGAGACTCTAGCTGAAATGCTGGAAAACATTAAACGTGAAAAACAATTAGGAGTGTAAGAATGTTAGACAAAGAGAAAAGAGTAGAAAAAGCCTTTGAGCTTATCGCAAAAACTATTAATAAATCCAATTTGTCAGACGCTGAGAAACATAATTTGAAAGGTCTCTTGATGAATATTAAGAGCCGGATGGAGGAGCCTAATGAAAAAGACAGTTGAAATCGGAGTTGAGGAATACATTGATTTGCGGAATACAATCAATGAGCTACGAACTGAAAATCGTTATCTGAAGACAGTTGTGGACTCAATCAAGGTTGTCATGCAAAATAGTGGATTTGCGAAGTAGGAGGTAAAACATGACACAGGCGGAACGCATACGGGAGTATTACAAAGAACATCCCGCTGCCAGCTATGATGAGGTGGCAGAAGCTATCAAAACGACAAATGTCAATGTCAGGGCAAGTGTGTCCAGAGACATCAAGGCAGGCAGATGTGTCCGCCTAGAGGATAAATCATTGGACTACTCTGCTTACTTTGGTGCGACAGAGGCAATTGCTGACTTAGTGGATTGGAAGAACGACATCAGACGGGAGTGGGTAGATATGTTGACGAGAGCAGCAGAGAAAGAAACAGACAGCAATACTATGAGATTGCTGATTAAAGAAGCTAATAAATTAATGAAAGAGGTAACGAAGTAGTGGTTAGAAATAAATTATCGGATTTAACCAACACGCTCTTTGCTCAATTGGAGACTCTGGATGACAGAGATCTCACCGTAGAAGAGCTAAAAGTAGAGCTCCAGCGTTCAAAACAGATGGTTGCTATTTCTAGCCAAATCTTGCAAGCTGGCCAACTGGCCTTGGATGCTGAGAGATTTAAAGATAAGGTAGGTGAGGTCAATGCCCCGATCGCTTTGCTGGAAGAATGAATATACTGATTATATGCAGGAGATTTGTCCAGGGCGGCTGACTCCAGAAGTAACCCAACTGCTAAATGAAAAATTTGGAACCAATTACACAGCTTCGCAAATCGGCGGAGTGCGTAAGCGCCTCGGTTTGCTGGTAGGAAAAGTATTCCAAAAAAGAATCCTGACAAGCGAGCAGCATGACTATTTTTTGAAAAACCACGTCGGAAAAACTGCACAAACATTTGCAGATGAAATGAATGAAAAATTCGGTTTGTCATTAACCAGCAAGCAAGTCAAGAATTATCGAAGAAACAATCGTTTAAATAGCGGCTTAACTGGGCAGTTTGAAAAGGGACATACTCCGATAAACAAAGGGAAGAAATTTCCAAATATGCCCCAAAATAGCGGCCAATTTAAAAAAGGGAACAAACCTCCGAACTATGTTCCGGTGGGAACCATTGCTCAAACAACAGACGGCTATCCGAAAATCAAAGTAGCTGATCCAAACGTCTGGGAATTACTACACAGAAAGACTTGGATTGAGCATAACGGACCAATTCCAAGGGGGTATTCGATCATATTCTTAGATGGAGATAGATCAAACTATGATATTACAAATCTGGCTTGCTTATCCCGAAACGAGGTGGCCAGAATGAATCAAAATCATTTATTTACGTCCGACGCTACCTTGACTAAATCAGGTATCGGACTTACAAAACTTACAAGCAAAATCAGAGAGGTAGAAAAAAATGGCTAGTTTATATGAGCTAACAGGCCAGTTCCTGGCAATTTACCAGATGGATATTGATGACGAAACAAAAGCGGACACGCTTGAGGCTATCGATTGGCAAGAACAATTCGAACAGAAAGCGGAAGGATATGCCCACGTTATCAAGAATCTAGAGGCAGATGTGGCCATGTACAAGGCTGAGGAAGATAGCTTCAAAGCCAAGAAACAGGCGGCACAGAAAAAGCTTGATTATGTTAAGGATAACATTATGACAGCTATGAATGTCACGGGTCAAACCGAAGTTAAGAGCGGTGCTCTTACTATAAAAGTTGCTAAGAATCCAGAATCAGTTAAGGTCAACGAAGATGACCTTCCAAAAAAATATTTTACAAAAAAAGTGACGCTCGCACCGGACAAAAAAACACTCAAAGAGTTGCTGAAATCTGGCAAGAAAGTCAAAGGAGCCGAACTCATTCGTACTGAAAAGTTGGTAATCAAATGAGAATTTTAGCAATTGATCCGTCAAGCAATCGAATTGAAACTAGCACAACAGGAATTGTCCTGCTGGACAATGCTGGTTTGGTCGATAGCTGGGTACTTCCGTTTGGCGCTCAGAACTTCAAAAACTGGTTCAAGTCAACTGGTCGGAGTCTCGAGTTTGATATAGTGGTCGTTGAAAAATTTGAGGTCAGGGACAATGATTATTCAAGAGACAACTCGGTTGTGGAAACTATTGCAGCCATAGAACTATGCTATCCGGACTTGGTTTTGCAGCGTAATGCAGGGTATCAGACCGATATACCAAACGACTTATTAAAAGCTTTAGGTTTGTGGTCCTTTGACAAGAGTCATCACAACGATGTGAGGGCAGCTGCAAGGCTTGGGCTATTTTATGCCCAACGGAATGACATCGAGGAGGTGATTGTGGACATTGGCAATCGAATTACGCAAATGGCAGGCTGAAGCGGTCAAACGTAGTGACCGTGACTGCCCTGGTATCTTCCTTGAGGCATACGGCGGCCGTGGTAAAACCATCTGTGCTTTTGAAATCGCAAAGCACAAGGGAGCAAAAAAAGTCCTGGTTATCAATAATCGACTAGCCATCCTGAACGGATGGAACAGCACTTATCAAAAATTAGGCTACAACACTGATTTTGAATTAGAGACTATGACAGACCGCAGATTGCAGAACAGACTTGCAAGTGGTGAGTCTATTGAGTGCGATGTGTTCATTGTTGACGAGTGGCAGAATATGTCTAGCGATGCCAATGTGAAGGCTTATCGGAAGGTCAAACGCAGCTATACTGTAGGCTTGTCAGCAACGCCCATCAGGAAGAAGGGGCAAAACTTCTATCCGCTCGAAAAGACATTTTTTGGAGCGGCCGAACCAAACCAAAAGGAAAACTGGCAACTAGCCCACGGGAAGATGAAATATTCCAAATTCAGCTATTCTAAGCAAGAATGGGATGACTTCCGAGACTATGAAAGCTATGTAGCTAATCTGCCAAACTTTTTCCGCTGGGAAGATGTTGAGGAGATTGAAGAAGCAGAAGAAAACAATGGCTTTGAGGTCATCTTTGAGCCTGTCTGGTGCTTGACTGCTAATCCGGAAGAATTGGAACAGTTTAGAAAGCTGAACATTGTCGGAAAAGATGGCAAGTACGCCATGGCCAAACAGACATTTGGCCGAAAGACTTTTGAACGATATTTAATCCAGACAGGTTTTGAGGTTGACTTTCCAAAATTGAAAGCAGTTAATGCAGACACTCCAATGCTACTGCAATTGGATCTTCTGCTGGCTAGTAAGACAGAAATGTTGATAGTCAGCAAATCCAAGCAGATTGTAGAGGTTATTCGAGAACGTCATCCAGAAATTGGTATTTGGACAGGAGATAGGAAGGACTCTCTTGAACAGACAAACGTTGTAGCTACGAGCCAGGTGTTGGGTGTGGGTGTGGATGGTCTACAACATAAATTTAAGACTATTGTAATTTTAGATCCTGTCAGTCCGTCTGACGGAGATTATGACGATTATCGCCAGCTTTTATGGCGAGTAACAGGCAGCCGTCAACAGCATGATGTGCGTGTCATTGAATTTTATTTCTAAGGAGAAACGAATGCGAATTAAAAAAATTATCAGTCAATACCGAAGAGATTTCACAGCAGAATATGAGTGTGAACATTGTGGCTTCATGAAAATTGATAGCGGATATGATGACGCAAACTATCATAATAATGTGGTCCCAAATATGGAATGCGAGAAATGTGGAAAGAAAGCAGAATCTAACTACAGACCGCTTGCTACAAAATACCCAGAAGGTTATCAAATTTAAGGAGAATCAAAATGAAAATGAATCAAGAACTTATTGTATTGCGTAGAAAAGAAACAGGGTCTTTCTTAAAATCGTTTGAGGATCGCGGAACATTAGCCTACCAAGCAGATTACACGGATAATCTTGCCAACGCTTTGTTCATGTCTCTCGAAAAATACGAAGAAGACAAAATGCAATTCAAAAACATGGCTAAAATATTTGGTTGTGAAGTTGTCAAAGTTAAAGCTGAGTATAAATTAACTTATCCAAATGGCAGCGAGGTTCGAGAGATTGAAAAGCAGCCTGATAAGCTTACTCGTGATTTTTTGAGAGGGTTGTTTGACTAAAAGGAGTTAACATGGGAAAAATATTTGGAGTATTGCAGTCAATCCAAAGTGAGTTGGTTGCTCCAAAGGGTCAATATAACTCTTTCGGAAAATACAATTATCGAAGTGCAGAGGATATCCTAGAAGCTCTAAAACCGATTTTAAAAAAGCATAAGGCGGCAATCACTATGAGTGATGATATCGTCTATATCGAGGGGCGCCATTATGTTGAGGCTTCTGTCACACTCTACGCTGAAGGTGAGGCTATCGGATCTAAAGCATTAGCGCGTGAAGAAGAAACAAAAAAAGGGATGGACGGCAGCCAAATAACAGGTACAGCATCCAGCTATGCGCGTAAGTACGCTTTGAATGGTTTATTTGCTATTGATGACAACAAGGATCCTGACACAGATGAATACGCTGAACAGACAGATCAAAAATCTACAAACAAAGCGGCAAGTAAGTCAGCGGCTAAATCAAATGAAAGTGCTAAAAAGCCAACTAATGATAAGAAATTCATCACAGGCGCTCAGGCTAAGAAGTTGCGTGAGGATATCAAATATATTGCAGAATCAACTAATGCACCAGTTATTACCATTGGAAAATGGTTCGTTGGTCTGATGGGAGTTGAGAAAATTGAACAGATACCAGTTGGTCAGTTGAAGACCGCTCAACAGTTGATTGAAGAAACGAAAAAAGTGAAAGGAATTGAATAAATGATAAATAACGTTGTACTTGTGGGTCGGATGACCCGAGATGCCGAACTTCGCTATACGCCGCAAAATCAAGCGGTCGCAACTTTTACTCTTGCTGTTAATCGCAACTTTAAAAATCAAAGTGGCGAGAGAGAAGCAGACTTTATTAATGTTGTAATTTGGCGCCAACAGGCAGAAAATCTTGCAAATTGGGCTAAAAAAGGAGCTCTTATCGGAATTACCGGTCGTATTCAGACGCGTAACTACGAAAATCAGCAAGGTCAACGTGTCTATGTGACAGAAGTCGTAGCGGAAAACTTCCAAATTTTGGAAAGTCGCAATCAACAAAATAACAATAGCAATCCGATGGATATATCGGATGATGAGCTGCCATTCTAACGGGAGGTACTAGATGGGAATGAAAGAACATGCCTTAGCTTATCAGAAAAAGGGATTTTCGGTTATTCCTATTAGTCCAACTAGCAAGAAACCGATGATTGCTTTTGCAGATAAGCCGGCCATGACTGCGCAGGAAATAGAGGATTTTTGGTCGCAGTATCCTGATGCTAATATTGCAGTTCGGACAGATAAGTTTTTTGTCATCGACATTGATTTACACGGTAAACATAATGGCTTTGAATCTTTAAAGAATTGGGAACATCTGAACTTGATAACGCCAACGCTGCAAGCTCGAACTGCTAGCGGGGGTAAACACATCTTCTATTTCAAACATCCGGATGTTTCCATGAGCCAAATGATTGGCTTTCTACCTGGTGTTGATGTCAAAGCTCATCCTAATAACTATGTATTAGTCGCTCCATCGAAAACAAAAAAAGGGAAATATGAGTGGGACGTTGATAAATCAAAAGAGGGCGGCACGATGGTCACGGCCAGCAGGGCGCTGGTCATGGCTATCAAATCGGAATACTTAAAAAAGAACAAGGTCAATGATCTGGATCAGTTACGCTATCAAAATTATTCAAACAGAAAACGCAATAGAACAACAGAGCTATTTGAAATGATTGCGATTGGATTTGGTGGTGAGGGAACCAGAAACGATACCTTGGCCAAATTCACGGGCGGTTTGCTGTCTAGGCATGTAGAAGCAGAGTTTGTTCTGCAGTTGGCTCAGATAGCAAACAATAACAGTCTGGATCCGCTACCTGATAAAGAACTTGAGCGGACGGTGATGAGTATGATTAATAAAGACATGAGGAGGTGAGTATCATTGGTGAGATTTTAAAAATGTCCATGGCTCAATTTAAGCGGACGAAGAAAAAGATTGTCAACGACCAGGGCGAGAAAGAAGAAATTGATGTAATCGTCTCAGACAGTCCGCGAAATGTGCTGCTAGCTCTCAAGAGTGACACGCGCCTCAATGACTTTTTAAGGCATAATTCCTTTTCTCAAGAACACGAGATTGTGGCCGACATCAAGCTTGATAATGTCGAACTTCCAAAAGGTGAATTACCTGGGAATTTTGAAGCGGTGCTTAGTGTTTATCTTGAGAATCATTTTGGGGTTGTCTTTAAACGTCAAGCCTTATCAGACGGGATTGCAACATTCTTTGCAGAAAAATCCTATAATCCAGTTTCTGAATACATGGAACGTGCTTATCAGCAGTGGGACCACAAGGAGCGATTGAACCAGGTTTTTCAAACTTGGCTAGGTGCAGAAGACGATATTAATGTTTCAAGGATCGCAACGATGTTCTTTGTCGGCGCGGTGGCCAAAGTTTTCACTCCTGGCGTTAAATTTGACTACGTACTAGACTTGGTCGGTGGCCAAGGAACAGGAAAGACAACTTTTCTGCAAAAGATAGGAATGGACTGGTACACAGATTCTGTTAAAGATTTCTTTGATAAGGATAATTATGAGATTATGCTTAAGTCCTTAATCATTAATGACGACGAGATGATTGCATCAAGAAAGACCACCTTTGCAGAATTAAAGGCCTTTGTCACGAAAACGGATTTGCGTTTTCGGAAAGCATACGGCCGGAGATCGGAGAAATTTCCTAAGAACTTCGTGATTGCTAGGACCAGCAACGAGGTTGAATATCTAAGGGACAAAACCGGTGAACGTCGATTCCTGCCAGTATTGGTTCATGCAGATAATCAATTTATGCGGCCATTTGATATGACGGAAGAAGATGTTCTTCAACTTTGGGGCGAGGCTGTGGCTCTATACAAAAAAGGCTTTAGTCTGACTTTCGATGAAGAGGTTGAGCAGGAGCTGAAAGTCTATAAAGAGCAGTTTGCTTACAAGGACGAGGAAGAAGAGCAAATCTATGAATATCTGGATATGTTGGTTCCGTCCAACTGGTCGGATATGTCTATGGTGCAGCGGCATCAATTTACCTACTCTTATTTCAATAATCAAATCTATCGTGATGAGGTCGGTAATCCAGTACACGGAGTGGTGCTGCAGGAAGCAGTCTCTACTAGGGATATTTTAAAGAATGTCTTTGATGTAGATACGGCACGAGGAAGTAAGTTGGCCAAGAAAATCAAGTTGATGATGGATAATGATGGTGATTGGGAATATGCGAATCGTCGTTTAAGTGGTAAAACACAACGTGGATATTTTCGTAAAAATATGCAAAAAGTAAATGTTGCATCTCTTGCTTGTAATGTTGCAAAATAGGGCTACTGCAACATTACGCAACATTATTAATGTTGCACCCATTGAGGTCAAGTGTATCAAGGCTTAAGGTGGAGTTTTTTACGAATTTCAAAAAAATGAAATGTTGCACCCTCTAGCCCTTGATATAACTGGTCTTATAGATGATTAAATAGTTAATGCAACATTAATATTAAATAAAAAGAGTATATAAAAATAAGAATAGCTACAAAGCCTATTATAGAGCCATTCTTGTTTTATATAAAATAAAAGTTTTGAAAGTAAATGTTGCAGTGTCACGCTATGATTTTATGCAAAAAATATGAATAAAAGGAATTTAAGATGAATAAAAGAGAATTGATTGGACAATATAGTGCTTTATTAAATGTCGGTGTTACTAAAATCGAAACTGAAATTGTTATTGATGATCTGAAACTATTAGATGACCCGCTTGAGAGCATGCAGAAGAAACAACGGTATGTAGTCACAGATGGCAAACATTTATATTTTCAAAAATTTCAAGAAGACGTGGAAATTGTCATACTTGCTGACGAAATGCCGGGGATTATGAATTATGTCAAGAAATTTGATACCAAGGAAGAAGCGCAGAAAGTTGCTGATGTACTTGGCTGGGAAGTAGAGGAAGTACAGGAATGAAACCTAAACGTAGACCTTATAGCGGGAAAATAAAGATTGTCAGAAAAGAAATGCCTAGATTTATAAAATTTGGCAGCATAGCTTTAAAACGTGAATTGATTAAACATATCTCAACCATTAAAGCTGTTGATTCAAGACGAACAATGATCTTCCTGAAAATACCAAGATTGTTTTCGTATGAGGAAAAAAACGTTACTCTTCCGATTGAATATAGTGAAGTCGTAGAAATTTTAAATCAGTATTAAAAAAGTCAGCGCCTGGCTGACTCCTTGTAACAACTATACTTATATTATATCACAAAGGAGTTAAAAGTGAAGGCAAAGGCTATTTTAAAAGATTTGAGAAACCTAGATTTATACATTGCAAGCTTGATTAGACGTAGAGATAAAATCGAAGCCTCACTTTTATCTAGTACAAGATTCTCTGCAGATAAAGTGTCCGGAGGTATCAAGCGCAAGCAGGATGATATCTATGTTGAGTTGCTGACTGCTAAGGAAGAGCTTGAGCAGAAGACAGCCGAAGCAATCAGAAAACAGAGAGAACTGCAGGGATTAATTGATTCCCTGGAGAATACGGATAGTCAAGCGATACTAAGCTTGGTCTACATCGATAAGATGACACGTTGGCAGGTTATGGATGAGTTGAATTGCAGTGAGAGTACCTATTTTCGATTGCTGCGCGTGGCTACTGGAGAACTTGATGCCGTGACAGTAAATGACAGTAAAAAACAGTAATGACAGTGATTGACAGCGCATGACAGTTTCAACGTGCTATTATAGTATTATCAAGAATTGAGGGTGAGGTGCTATTAAGTACCCTGCCCTTTTATTTTTAAAGAGGAGTTCTTATGGTAAATCTAAGAGCTGATAAGAGCGGACCGCATAGAGTTGCGTTTGAGAAGAATAAAAAGCGACTGCTGAAGTCAAGCACACACTGTGGAATCTGTGGTCAATTAGTTAACAAGAAGTTAAAGTATCCTGACCCGATGAGTCCTGTGATAGACCATATCATCCCGATAGCAAAAGGTGGTCATCCATCAGCTATAGAGAATCTACAGTTGGCGCATTGGCAATGCAATCGGCAGAAGTCAGATAAACTGTATGCAAACCAAACCGAAGCTAGCGTAGGGAAAACGATTGGAAATCGCAATCTTCCACAAACGCAAGACTGGTCGAAGTACAGAGGGGGGTAACCCCCTACCCTTGGAAGGCGCCGCCCTTCATGCCGTCCACTGTACATTTTTTCTTGCGTTAGGATTTGAAAGGTAAAAAATGAAAAAAATCAAGTGTTCAATTTGTGGAAAAACATTTAAGACAACATCCAGCAGGTCGAAGTATTGTAGCGATAAATGCCGTAAGGACGGTGTTCGAGAGAATCAGCGGAAACTGATGAAGAAAAAACGTGCAACTAAAAAACAGGAAAAAAGCAAGAAAGTTAATCCTAACATTTTGCCGGTTAAAAAACGCAAAAAAAGTAAAAATTTGCTAAAACACTACCGAGATTTTAAAAAGCGAATTCTGGCCAACGAGGAGAAGTTTAGCTTTATCAGTAGGACAGTGGTTGAAGGTATCGAAGTACACGAAGAGAATTTTGAGCAATTAGTAGTTGAAAAAATAAAGGAGCAATCAAGATGAATTACTATGGCATGGGCTATCTGAGAAGAAAACTAGCCCTTTATCAATCGGGCGTTAAAAGACGCTATCGATATTATGCGATGGCAGATAGAGAAGCCTCTCGCAGCATCGTTATGCCAGATAACGTGCGGGATATGTACAGGTCGGTTTTAGGCTGGACAGCTCACGGAGTGGATGCGCTGGCCGATCGGATTATTTTCCGTGAATTTGCAGATGACGACTTTAATGCGACAGAAATTTTTAATGCTAACAATCCAGATATTCTGTTTGATACAGCTATTCAGTCCGCCTTGATTGCATCTTGTTGCTTTGTGTATATCATGCCTGGCAATCAGGATGAGATACCTAGAATGCAGATCATTGAGGCCAGTCGAGCGACTGGGATTTTAAATCCAACAACCTTTTTACTGACAGAAGGCTATGCGGTCTTAGAACAAGATGAGTATGGTGTGCCAACTCTTGAAGCGTATTTTACGCAGGACGCAACCTGGTATTATCCAAAGTATGGTAAGGAATACTTTGTTAGCAATCCTACTGGTCAACCGTTATTAGTCCCTATTATCCATCGTCCGGATGCGGTACGTCCATTTGGTCGCAGTCGTATTACGCAAGCTGGTATGTACCAGCAAAAAGCTGCTAAACGTACGCTAGAGCGGGCGGAAGTAACGGCAGAGTTCTATTCGTTTCCTCAAAAATATGTGTTAGGGCTTAGTCAAGAAGCAGAGCCGATGGAAAAGTGGAAAGCGACTGTGTCAAGCTTATTACAGTTTACAAAAGACGAAGACGGAGACAGTCCAACGGTTGGTCAATTTACAACAGCTAGCATGTCGCCGTTCGTTGACCAGCTTAAGATGTACGCCGCTTTGTTTGCAGGCAGTACAGGCTTGACTATGGATGACTTGGGTTTTCCGTCTGATAATCCATCGTCAGTAGAGGCTATCAAAGCTGCTCACGAGAATTTGAGAGCGGCAGGACGAAAGGCACAGCGGTCATTTGCTTCTGGTTTACTGAATACCGCTTATGTGGCAGTGTGCTTGCGGGATGAGTTCCCATACTTGCGCAACCAATTTATGGCAACATCAGTTAAATGGGAGCCACTCTTTGAGGCAGACGCAAACACATTGACTATGATTGGTGATGGTGCTATTAAGCTCAATCAAGCCATTCCTGGATTCGTTGGAAGTGATACTATCCGTGATTTGACGGGTATTAAGGCATCAGACGAGCCAATTCCCTCAGTAGGTGGTGATGGCAATGGTTGAGGACATCGTCCCTGGACTACTCAAGCAAATCAAGACAGATTTCAATCGTGGACAGCTTAGCAGTTCAACGATTAAAGGACTACTTGATAAACTCGGACAAAAACAAGCAAATTATTTAGATGCAAATGACTACGCTATAGAAATTGGTGAAATTCTTTCTAAGGTTTTAGGGAGCTCTCTAAGCAACGATACATTGCCAGACGGTAAAATGTATTACAATATCGCAAATCGTCTCTTAAATGAGACCTTAGGCAGGAATTATGAGCTTGTGAGTGATTATGCCAGTGAAATCCAGAAAAATTTGAACCAAGAAGCCAAAATCGGGCTCGCTGTGCAACATCCGGAATTAAACCAAGATAGAATAGACGGATTAGTCAATCGCTTGTCCAGCGAGGAGAGCTTTGACAAAGTAAGTTGGCTGCTAGGTGAACCGATTGTTAATTTTACGCAGTCTATTGTGGATGATAGTATCCGAAAAAATGCAGAGTTCCACGCAAAGGCGGGATTATCTCCTAAAATCGTGCGACGTGAGAGTGGCAATTGTTGTGATTGGTGCAAAGAAGTAGCTGGAACTTATACTTATCCAAAAGTACCAAAAAATGTATATCGCAGGCATCAGCGTTGTCGGTGTACAGTAGATTATCATCCGGGAAACGGGAAAAAGCAAAACGTATGGACAAAAAAATGGTCAGAGGATAAGAGAAAATCAGAAATCGAACATAGAAAACAAATAGGCTTGCCAGATAATGACAAGCCTTATTCAAGTGTAAAAAAAGAGTGGTTAAAACACTCTGGAAACGGTTCTGTATCTGATATGGTCTATTGGGAACATGAGGGGATTAAGTATCATGTGGACGGTAAACATATTGCTTTGGACTACTCAGCTAAAGAAAAAGAGGTGGCAGAATGGCTTGCTAAAAAATTTGGTGTCAATGTTCAAATTGTTCCTAAAGTAAATTACCCATTAGGCATACCAACTCCTGATTACTTAATAAATGGCTCTCGGTTTGATTTAAAAGAAATTAAGGGAGCAGGTAAAAATGTTGTCGATAACAATATGCGAAAGTCAAAAAAACAAGCAAATAATTTTGTACTTGAGCTAATCAATTCTGACATCAGCAACGAGGAGGTGTTGCGGCAGCTGGAAAATATTTATAAAAGCGGTCGAAGAGAAGTCAATACAGTTGTCATAAAAAAAGGAGACGCTTTGATAGATATTATTAAAAAAAGGAAGTAACCGTCATTCCGACCACATATGTGGACAAGGGGAACAGGATTACTTCCTTATTTAATTAAAGTATACAATAATTTTGCTTAAAAAGCAAGGGAAAGGAGACAAAAGAATTTGAATAATTGCGCTTTTAGACAAATAGTTTAGGAGGTGATCCAATGTCTCCCAGCGATAGGGTTATCATGCGATGACGATTGAAAGGAAAGGTTATGGTTACTAAAACTAAGATTAGATTTGGCAATCAGCATCCTACTCAATCGGTAACTTTACATTATACTGATAGCTTGGCTCAGGAAGCCATAGAGTTTTATCAAAAGTCTGGTCGGGATTGTTATCCTTGGCAAGTATCTTTGCTTGAAGCTATTATGGCCATAAATGATGACGGTCTGTGGGTACACCAAAAGTTTGGTTATGCTATCCCTCGACGAAACGGTAAGACAGAAGATGTCTATATTGTGGAGTTGTGGGGTCTGCATAAAGGACTTAGAATCCTGCACACTGCTCATCGTATCAGCACGTCCCATTCATCATTTGAGGAACTGAAAAAGTATCTGGAGGATATGGGGTATGTGGACGGTGAGGACTTTGTCTCAAACAAAGCAAAGGGGCAGGAGCGCATTGAGTTCAAGGAGACCGGAGCGGTTATTCAATTCCGTACCAGGACATCAAATGGTGGACTGGGTGAGGGATTTGACCTGCTTATCATTGACGAAGCACAAGAGTACACTGCAGAGCAGGAATCAGCTCTTAAGTACACGGTAACGGATAGCGAGAATCCTATGACTATCATGTGCGGGACGCCGCCAACGATGGTATCAACAGGAACTGTCTTTGCTAGTTACCGCAAAAAAGTATTGGCTGGTAACAGCGAGTATTCAGGATGGGCAGAATGGTCTGTTGAGAAAATCCACGACATCAACGATGTGGATGCTTGGTACTTGACGAATCCGTCAATGGGTTATCATCTCAACGAACGGAAGATTAAAGTCGAGCTCGGAGATGACGAACTGGATCACAATATCCAGCGTCTGGGCTATTGGCCAACCTTCAATCAGAAATCAGCCATCTCAGAAAAAGAATGGATTGACCTCAAGGTTGAACCAATGCCTGGACTTAAGGGGAAGCTTTTTGTTGGAATCAAGTACGGCCAAGACGGGACCAATGTTGCGATGGCAATTGCTGTACGAACAGATGACGAACGAATATTTGTCGAAAATATTGACTGCGTCTCTGTCCGAAATGGCATGCAATGGATTATCAATTTCTTAAAGTCTGCAGATATTGAAAAAATTGTAGTTGATGGTGCTAGCGGGCAGGAACTGCTAGCAGCAGAGATGAAAGAATTTGGAATCCAGAAACCAATCTTGCCAACAGTCAAGGAAATTATCACGGCTAATTCGCTTTGGGAACAGTCGATCGTACAGCAAACACTTTGTCACAATGACCAGCCTTCGCTGACTGCAGTTGTGACAAACTGTGATAAACGTAACATTGGCTCAAATGGTGGCTTTGGCTATAAGTCGCTATATGACGACCGAGACATCAGTTTAATGGACAGCGCTTTGCTGGCGTACTGGGCTTGTTATACAACGAAGCCTCGTAAAAAGCAAAAAAGTTATTACTAAATGAGTGCCGCAAGGTGCTTTTTTAGTGCACAAAATTACCGAACTGCCGGGAAAGCAGGAGAAAGGATATTTATATGTCAGATTTTACAGCAATCACTACACAAGAAGAACTTGACACAATCGTGAAAGCGCGCTTGGCTCGTGAGAAAGAAAAGTACGCAGATTATGACCAGCTCAAAACTCGTGTGAGTGATTTGGAAAAAGAAAATGGTGCGCTGAAGTCAGCAGCTGAAGCAAGCAAGACTAGCGCTGCAGATTACGATAAGCAAATCGCAAATTTGAAAAAGCAAGTGGCTGGTTATGAGACAGCAAGCTTGCGTACTCGTATTGCTTTGCAAAATGGCTTGCCGTATGACTTGGCCGATCGCCTGGTCGGCGATGATGAGGAAGCTATTAAAGCAGATGCAGAGCGTCTAGCAGGCTTTTTGAAGCCAGCTAAACCGGCAGCACCGACAAAATCAAATGAACCTAATGTAGGAAATTCAAACGACGAAGATGCAGCGTTGAAAGGAATGCTGCGAAAAATGAGAGGAGAATAATCTATGGCAATATTGCAATCAGGGGATCTGTTCCCTGTAGAAACAGTACAAGATATTTTTAGCAAAGTAAAAGGTCATTCGACCATCGCTAAACTATCAAGTCAAGAACCTATTCCATTTACTGGAACAGAAACATTCATTTTCAATCTTGAAGGAAACGCTGAAATTATAGGTGAAGGTAAACCTTCAAATGCTGGTAATGCTACAATGAAACCAAAGGTAGTGAAGCCAGTTCTGGTTACTTATCAAGCTCGTGTATCTCAAGAATTTGTGAATTGCTCAGAAGAAAAACAACTGTCTTATCTCAAATCATTCATTGATGGATTGGCTAAAAAAGTTGCACAAGCTGTTGATATTGCATCTTTCCACGGTCTGGAACCAAAATCAATGACGGATGCTTCTTTTAAAGCAACCAATTCATTTGATGGTTTGATTACAGGAAATGTAGTTACTTACGACGCGGAAAAAATCGACGAAAACATCGATGCAGCTGTTACGACAATCACTGCAAACGATGGACAGGTGACTGGTATTGCTTTATCACCAGCTGCAGGAGCAGCTCTTGGAAAAATCAAAGTGAACGGGGTTGTACAATATCCTGAATATCGCTTTGGTCAAAATCCTGCATCATTTTACGGAATGCAGTCAGATGTCAATAAGACATTGAGCACAGTTGCTAGTGGAGCTAAGAAAGACCATGCTATTGTTGGTGACTTTGAAAATGCGTTCAAATGGGGTTACGCTGAAAATATTCCGCTTGAAATCATTGAATATGGTGATCCAGACGGTGCAGGCCGTGACTTGAAACGCTACCGTGAAGTATGCTTGCGTACAGAAGTGTATGTAGGTTGGGGTATTCTGGATGAAGAATCATTTGCTCGTGTGGAGGCTTAAGCTATGGAATATATTAACAAAAAAACAGGAGTGATCATTGATGTAGACTCTCAACTTAGCGGCAACTGGGAACCTGTTGAAGAAACAAAGAAACCTGCTAAAAAAGCTAAGTCTACTGAGGAATAGCTTATGACTGATTTTGCGACAAAGGACGATTTGG